AAGCTATACTGAAACTGTTAATTCATCTCGTGACAATGGTACAACTTTCTTCTCTCAAGAATTAACTCTTAACTTGAAGAAATTGACTAACGAAATGACAACTCAATTGAAATTGATGGCATATGGTAGACCTCAAATCGCTGTAGCTACAATGAACGGAGATACTTTATTAGTTGGAGAAAACGAAGGAGCAGATGTAACTGCTGGAACTATTCAAGCTGGCGCAGCTATGGGAGACCTTTATGGTTATTCTGTAACGTTCACTGGACAAGAGAAGTTACCTGCAGCATTCATCTCTGGTTCTACATTCAATAGTCCTTTTGGAGCATTGACTGTTAAACCAACTATCGTTTACGGAACTAATAACTAATCAGTATAGATAAAACATTAAAAGGGAGATAAGTTCTCCCTTTTTTTATGCCCAATCACTACTTTGTTAGTTAAAGTTGTTAAAGTATTAGATAAAACATACATAAAGACAAGATGTTAGCATTCTATATATCAGGTAGCAATACGTTTACTATTCGTACAGAACCAACAGGTTCATCAACTCTTACATTAGTTGTGCAGGATATGTACACATTGGTTAATACATCTGCTTCTATAAGTGGATACAAATACAATGCATATGAAAGTATGTTATCTTTTACAGCATCAATAGTATCAGCATCGGTAGGTGATGAATATAGAGCGTACATTACAAGTGGAACATCATCAATTTGGCATGGTTCGGTACAAGTTTACGCATCACAATCTATTGATAAGCCTGTATATAAAACACAAAACAATCAGTATGTGAGTAACGTAACTGAAAACCAATACATAATATTAGAATAGTATGGCTGATTTAATTAAAAAACAACAATCATTCTCAGTAGTTAGTCTATCACAACAGGATATTCCTATTGTAGTAGAGGATACTAAAACACGATATAGCTGGGTTCCAGTTGGTATAATAGGACCTGATGATTTCTTCCAAAACATTACCGATTCATTTACAACCTCTACAACTAATGCAGCTTGTGTAGAAGGTATATCAGATTTAATCTATGGGAAGGGGCTTTATTCTAAATCTCCTGAACTACAAAAGATTTTAGATAAAGTTATACCACAAGAAGAAGTTAAGCGCTTAGCGTTCGATTTAAAACTATATGGTAATGCTACTATGCAAGTATATTGGGATGATACACATACTAAGATTATTAAGTTCTATCATGTACCTGTACAAAACATTCGTGCTGAAAAGATATATGATAATCCTAGAATAGAAAACTATTACTATTGTACTGATTGGAGTGACCAAAAAGCACAAAGAGCTAAGAAGCTAATTCCAGCATTTGGTACATCAAATGAAAAGATGGAGTTATTGTATATTAAAAACTATACACCAGGTAAATATTACTATTCATTACCTGATTGGATATCTGCATTACAATTCTCTTATGTAGAAGCTGAATTATCTAACTTACACATTAACAATATTGAGAATGGTTTCTTACCAGCAGTAATGATTAATATGAACAATGGTATTCCAGCTCCTGAAGAAAGAGCTACCATTGAAGATTTAATTGAATCTAAGTTTACAGGCACTAGAAACGCTGGTAGATTTATGATATCATTTAACGATGACCCAGAGAGAAGACCTACATTAGATGTTATTAATATTGAGAACCTACATGAGAAATACACTTATGTTGCTGAATATGCGCAGGATAGAATATTAGTTGCACATAGAATTACATCACCATTGCTATTTGGTATTCGTACTGCTAACAATGGATTTAGTTCTCAATCTGAAGAGATGATGACAGCATTCTCTATCTTACAAACAATGACAATACAACCATTTCAGAATGTTATTATAAACTCATTAACAACTGCATTGGCTGATGGTGGTTATGAAGATTCTGAATTATACTTTGAACAATTAACTCCTCTAGCTATTCTTTCACAACAAGCAGAAGATACTGGTAAAACAATTGACCAGGTTGCAGATGAAACTGATAAGCAAATGGAAAATCCAGCAACTACTGAAGATGATGGACAAGGAGCAATAGATAACAATACATTGGAAAGCAATGTAAATACAATAACTAATTAACGATATGGCTTACGCACTTTTTATAACAAGAAATGATATAATTAAGAACACTCCATTGCAGGGTTCAATAGATTCAGATAGACTTCTTCCATTTGTGCGAACTGCGCAAGAGAAGTATGTATTGGATTTATTAGGTACAGTTCTTTATTATAAACTACAAGCTGATATAGAAGCACAAACTCCATTTACAGGATACTATAAGGATTTGATGGATGACCATATTAAGCCAACACTTATATGGTATTCAACGGTAGAATATCTTCCGTTCTCTGCAGTACAATTTAAGAGTGAAGGAGCGGTTAAGCACAAATCAGACCAAAGTGAAGCAGTTGGTAAGAATGAAGTTGATTACCTATTACAAAAGGCAATGAACAATGCAGATTACTACGCAACACGATTACAAAACTATTTAATTTCTTATTCAAATCAGATACCAGAGTATTTAGAATCCGTAGGAAATCAAACTGAAATATTCCCTAATATGGCCAATGCTTATTTTGGTGGAATACAATTGTAAACAAATTTACATATGTCAACATTTATAGATAATAGTGGGATTAATTATAGTTTATATTATAACGTATTAAACTTCTTTAGTACTATAATGAGTAATCACCCATCAATAGCAAAGGTATCGCAAGGTGATATATACGCTGTTGATGTAACTGAATTCCCAGCATATCCATTGGGTAACATAATGATTACTAATGCAAGGTTTGAGGATAGTGTAACGGTATATAGTTGCCAAATTATAGTAGCTGATAAAGTTAAAGATAAGAATAACGAATCAGTTCCTAGAACAAATGCACAAACTATACCATTTTATTTGACAGATGATACAGTCGATATACATGCCAATACTTTGAGCATACTGAACGATTTATTATCTTATACACAATACTCTACAACTAACTTCGATATTACAGGAGGGATAAGATGTACGGCATTTAAGGACAACTTTGATAATGGGTTAGCAGGATGGTCTGCAGACTTTGAATTAACAACACACAACGATAGACCAAGATGTCTATTTAATCTGAATCCATAATGAACACACTTAAAGATGTAGCAGCCAAATATGCGGTAGTTCCATTTAAAGTTGCACAAACATTAACTTCGGTAGCTCAATCATACATAAAGACAGGTGGTAACTTTGGATGGCCTAATCCTCCTTATCTTACAGGTAATTTATGGAGAAGATTTGGTGATTTCAATACGCCAGGCAATACAATTAAAAAGATAGGTAAGGGTTATAGGATATCTCTTAACTACGCACCACCTAAAGCAGAGTATGGATACTTTGCAGAAACAGGTACAGGTACTCATACAGCTAAAGGTCCAAGACCATTTGCAAAGAACGCAGCTAACTCACCGCAAGTAAAGAAAACAATAGAGGAATATCAACGTAGTATATTCTTAGGAATTAGTGAAGAAATAAATGCGCAAGTAGATGTAATCTTTGCTAAATTAGGTAATAAAAAATAACCATCACTAACATAATAAAATAAAGTTGTTAAAAGTATAAAGATTTAACAATGCCTATTTCAATAACACAAACACCGGCAACTGCTTCATTAGCACAATCACCAATTGTGTTTACATTATCAGAATCGTCTGGTGTTATATTTAGCTCATCGTTTCAGTACAATGCTGATTTATACTATTGGACTGGTACGACTAATTCTTCTGGTTCATCAAAATACACATTAGTTAAATATCCTAATGATTCTAACGTTGGTATATTTGATGTTGGTAGAATTATAAACTCTACATTAACTGACTTAGCACAAACAAATCCATCAAATGTAAAGTTCTTTGCGATAGATGGATATTATCAATACCAATCATCTTCAGCTTATGTAACTTCATCAAAGGTGAGGTCACAAACTTATAAAGCATTGGATGGGTATGGGATATTTCAAGAAACAATTGGAGAGCAGATATACAATACAACTGGATTCTTTCCATTACTAACGGATGGACCTGCAACACAATCATACTTTGACTTTAATACAGGAACATCAGGAGTATTTGTTGCAGCTAATGGTGGAACATTACAACCAACTTTAATAAAATATACAGGTGATTTAGGTACTGGAAACTTTATCTTATCATCTTCAACATCTACTTCAGGTCAAATACAACAATATCCAATTGGACCTTTACAAAGTGGATTCCCTATATCGGCTGCTAGCACTTACTTTACTATACAGCCATTCAATAGTACAACACCATTAGGTTCTCCTATAAGATATGAGATAGCATGTGAGCAGAAGTATCCTAATGTAAGAATAAAATGGAAAAATAGATTTGGACAGTTTGATTGGTTTAACTTTAATATGATATCCCGTCAATCTTTCCAAAGTGAAAAGAGAACATATCAACCACAATTAGGTTCGTGGGATGCACCAACTTTATCATATAACCAATATGATAGCTCAACGTTAAACTATATAGCTGATTCAAAGCAATCAATTAGTGTAAATACGGATTGGGTAAATGAAGACTATAACGAACTATTAAAACAATTAATGGTAAGTGATGAAATATATTGGATATACAATGAGAGTAATGGTGATTTAAGACCTATTACAATAGTAACTAACTCAATTGTATTCAAAACCGGTGTAGTGGATAAAACTATTCAGTACACATTTGACTTTAACTTTGGCCAAGCCTATAAACTGATTATCTAATGGGTGTAACATCTACGCAAGGATTTGTATTTAGATTAGTAGCAAATGGAACACAATTAGACCTGTTTAGAGATGAAGAAATCAAACTCTCCGATAACGCAACGGGTCTATTTGATATTGGTGTCCTTCCAGCTGATTTCACACGTCAAATCACTTTGCCTGGTACTAAAATCAATAATGCTTTCTTTGAGCATGTATATGATATATCGGTCTATTCACCTGAACTATTCTCAACTAACACAAAAGTTCCTGCTTATTTGGATTTTGGTGGAATTTATTTATCACAAGGTTATTTGCAACTTAATAAGGTAAATGTAATTGCAAATAAGTTTATTGACTCATATGAGATAAGCATCTTTGGTGGATTAAGTTCTTTCAGTAGAGATATCAATAGAAACTTCTTAACTGATTTAACTTCATCATTAGCAAAATACAATCACACAGCTTCTCTAACTAACATAACATCAAGTTGGAATGGTAATCTATTCAATGGTGATATAGTTTATCCAATGGCTGAATACGGTCAGAAGTTAATATACAACCCTGAATTTGGACAATTTAGCATAAGTGAACCATCAGGTGGCTTATGTGTGCAAGATTACAAGCCAGCTATTAGAGTTAAAGCAGTATGGGATGCAATATTTGATACATACGGATACTCATATACAGGTTCATTTATGGATTCACCATTTTTGAATAACGTATATATGATATGCAATAATCAATTAAAGTATCCAATAATAAATGGAGCATCTATTGAGGATTATGGCATATTTAAAATAGGACCTATAAGTGGAAGTACTTCAACTGCAATGACTAATGCAGTTGATTTAGCATTGCCATACTATAACATATTATCTAACCCAAGCTCTTCAATGAGTAGTAGCTTGGAATACAACTTACCAATTAGTAGTAGATTAAGAGGTGAGTTTAATCTAAATTTAAAAACAACTAACTTATCAGCTGGATATGGTGTGCCACAATTTACATTGATAATTAAAAACCAATTAAATACAACGGTATCATCAACACCATTGACTGTATTTAATAATTATTTTGTAAGTGTATCTAATCAATGCGTTTCACAAGGTATAAGTACACCTACTCAAAAATACACATTAGCACAGCAATTTGGTACACAATTGTTACCAGCTGGAATATATAAGTTTTATTTAAACTATACATACTTTGCTGATAATAACTTTAGTGTAGAGTTAGACCCGGATGGTGAATTAAAATCATTCTTATCAGTTACTAAAGTTAATCAGGCTGGAGATGGTGCTATAATGAATATTGGAAACAATATGCCATTTGGTACTAATGGTATTAAGCAGATTGATTTTATAAAAGGATTACAAAAGAAATTCAATTTAGTAATATATCCATCTAAAGTAAATCGTAACGAATTTATTGTTGAGACATTTAACAATTGGTACAACACAGGGCAAGTAAAAGACTTTAACAAATACATTAACTTAGATGAAAAGATAGAAGTAATTCCAGCTAATAACTTAGCAGTTAATGAACTTAACTTTGGTGATAGGTTGGATGTTGATTATGTATCGCAACAATTCAATAGATTAGCTAATAGACCTTATGCTAAGCAGTTCTATGTAGATACTGAAAACTTCTTTTCGCAAGGTAAGTTTGAAGTAGAAACTACATTTGC